GTGGGAGGCTGCGGGCGGTTTCGATCCCTCCAACGAAAGGATTCGCCATGAGGTTTCTGTCTCTCTTCGCCGCCCTGCTCTGCTCCGCGGCCGTGGCCCAGGACGTGATCGTGGTGCCGCGTGGCCGGGTGTTCATCTCGGCCCAGGAGCACGCCGTGCTCATCGCCAGCCGGGGCTCGCTCGTGCATTCGTCGTGCGGCCAGACCGAGGGCATCGGCTGCGGTTCGACGCCGGAGGCGGCCCGCCGCAACTGCTGCTTCTTCGGCAAGCGGCAGATCATCGAGGAGGGCGTGGCGTATTCGCCGGCCCGCCGGCAGTGGTTCGCGGTGATCCGGTACCGATGAGCGTCCCGTACACGGACAGCGAGGCTTCGGAGGCCCGGCAGTGGTCAAACCGCTACGGCCCTCCGAACGCCTGGACGGCGTCTTTCGGGACGGCGGCGAGGATGATCGGGCGGCTGTTGGATGAGAGGGAGCGGCTGATGGCGAAGCAGACCGTGGCGGCACCGGTCGACGACTACATCCGCGAGTGGCACGAAGAGTTTCAGCGTTGGAAGGCGGTCGCGGAGGAGAAGCAAGATCTCCGCGACCACTTCGCCGCGGCGGCGTTGACGGGGCTACTGACGAGCGATGACGTTGGCGAGGAGTCGAATGCCTTCGGTCAAGCCATTTGCCAGTCTGCCTACCTGTGGGCCGGCGCAATGCTCCGCGAGCGTGCGAACCATAGTCCCGACGCCGGGAAAATGGGTCAATCTTCGGGCGGAACGTATCGGGCATGGGTCGCGCAAAACGCGGCGCTAGTCAATGCCGCGAAGGAGAAGTCTGCGCCTCGCACGCCACAGGCCGACAGGCTCGCGGAATGGGAGCGGCACGGCAGTGACCGCTGGGGGCTCGGCGTGGCGAGCGACCTCTACGACCTAGAGTGCCGCGTGGCGGCTCTGGAGAAAGCGAATCATGACGCCCCGCTGGGGAAGGGACTTGGCACCGGCGATACACAGGAGCCGGTGGCGTGCTCGCTCACGCTCACCGACGCGGAGCGGGAGGCGTTGGAGTGGGGGGCGAAGAAAATGAGGTTGCTCGGTGACGCATACGACCCGGAGCGAGCCGCCACGCTACGCGGCCTGCTGGAGCGGCTTGGATGACCGACTTCTCCCCCGTCACCGCCGCCGTGATCTTCGTGACCTACGTCGCCGTCGACATCCTTTACGCCCTCTACATCATCTGCGTGGAGCGACGGCAGGCCATGCGGGCGGCCGTCATATCGGCCGCTCTGTATTCGCTCCTGGCATACGGCGTCATCACCTACTCGAAAAACCCGATCTACCTCATCCCGCTGGCCTCCGGGGCTTTCCTGGGGACGCTGCTGACCGTGCGTTATCACCGGGAAAACGACAGGTAGGGCGAGGCGGAAAATGGCGGTGCCGCAGGAGCCCGCCATGGACGAAGAGATCGACTTCGCTGCCGAAGACGCCGAGGCCGACGCCCTGATCGGCATCGAGTTCCTGTGACACCACTGCACGCCGGTACAGTGATGGTAGGGCGAAACACGCCCACCGGAGCCGGCATGTGGCCAACGAAGACGTTGTCGACGCGATCGCCCAAAACCTCGCGCAGCCGCGTCGTGCCCGCACTGACGCCGGCGAGGTGGAGCAGCATGAGCTCGATCGGCAGGTGGCGGCCGCCGACTTCGTGATCCGCAACCGGGCCGCGGCCGCTTCGCCGTTTTCCTGCCTGCGGCTGGCCCAGATCCAGGCCCCAGGAGCCGGCGGCTGATGGGCCTTCTCGGCAACCTGTTCGGTGCGGACAAGGCCCGGATGGCGGCGACCATCGAGCGGCAGCGGACCGCCATCACCCAGATGGTCCGTGCCCGGTACGACGCCGCCCAGACCACGCCGCTCAACAAGCAGCACTGGGGCATGGTCGACTACCACTCGGCCGACGCCGGCCTGACGCCCGCGATCCGCCGCACGCTCCGGGCTCGCGCCCGCTACGAGGCGGCGAACAACGGCTACCTCGCCGGGATGGTCAACACCCTGGCCGCCGACGCCGTCGGCACCGGCCCGACGCTGCTCCTGGACTGCGGCCCCGACGCCAGCCAGGAGGCGGTCGCCCGGGTCGAGGACAACGTCTTCGAGTGGCACCAGCGGATCGACCTCGCCCGCAAGCTGCGGACGCTGCGGATCGGCAAGGCCGTCGACGGCGACACGTTCGCCATCCAGACCACGAACCGCAAGCTCCGCGGCGTGCAGCTCGACCTCCGGCTGGTCGAGCCCGAGATGATCGCCGACGAACTGGCCCGCTGGGACTTGCGGGGCGCGGTGGACGGCATCCGCTACGACGCCGACGGCAACCCTGCGGCGTACTACCTGCTGAACTACCACCCGGGCTCGATGCACTGGGGCGTCGACATCGGCGGGCGGTGGGTCGCGGCCGACAAGGTCCACCACTACTACCACGCCACGCGGGCCGGCCAGAGTCGGGGATGCGGCGAGGTGGTTCCGGCCCTCGAGCTGTTCGCCATGCTGCGGCGGTATCAGTACGCCGTGGTCACCGCGGCCGAAACGGCCGCCGACCTGGCGGTGATCCTCCAGACCACGATGCCGGCCTCCGGTGCCGCGGCCCAGCTGCCGCTCGCGGAGACGCTGCCGCTCGTGCGGGGCATGGCCTTGGCCGCCCCCGAGGGATGGACCGCCGGACAGATGAAGGCCGAGCAGCCCACGAGCACCTTCGACGCTTTCGAGCGGCGGATTCTCATGCAGATCAGCCGCTGCCTGAACATGCCGTACATCGTGGCGGTGATGGACGCCACGGGGGCGAACTACTCGACCATGCGGGGCGACTACCTCGTCTACCGCAAGCACATGGCCGCCGAGCGGTCGGAGATCGAGCGGGTGGTGCTCGATCCGCTGCTGGAGAAGTGGATCGAGGAAGCCACGTTCGTCGACGGTGCGATCCCCGACGGCCTGCCGCCCCGCGATCAGTGGACCTGGCGGTGGAGGTGGGATGGGTTCGAGCACATCGACCCGCTCAAGGAAGCCAACGCCGAGACGGTGGGCCTCGACGCAAAGACCGTCAGCCGGGCCGAAGCCTGTGCCCGCCGAGGCAAGGACTGGCGGCAGGTGTTCCGGCAGATCGCCGCCGAGAAGGCATACGCGGACGAGTTGGGCATCGACCTGACGCCGGCGGATGCCGCCCCGGCGGTTGATCCTGTTGACCAGCCCCAGGGAGCCGACGCATGAGCCAGAAGCTGCGAATCACCGGAGAGGCCACGCTGATCGACGCCCCGCTCCTGGCGGATGGCACGAGCGGCGGCAACCCGAAGTTCAGCCTCGTGGGCTACACCGGCCGGGCCATCCGGCAGGCGTGGAGCCGCTTGCCGCTGGTTGTGGATCTCGCGGGCATGGACACGACCAGCCAGGTCGTGGCCGTGATGCTCGGCCACCAGTACGACATGGACCACGCCGTCGGCCAGGCGAGCGAAGTGGTCAACAGCGGCACGGATCTCACGGTCGCCACCGAGGTGATCGGCGAGAGCGAAGAGGTGGCCAAGGCCGTGAACCTCGCCCGCAAGGGATGGAAGTTCCAGGCGTCGATCGGGGCCGATGTCGGCCGGATCGAGAACATCGCCGCCGGCGAGAGCGTCGAGGTGAACGGCCGCCAGTTCGCCGGCCCGATCAGCGTGGTGCGTGCGAGCACGCTCCGCGAGGTGTCGATCGTCCTTTTCGGAGCAGACGCCGCTACGTCTGCCGCGATCGCTGCGGAAGCGAATGATGGAGGTTTCCACATGGCGGATCACGCCAACCAGAAGCCCGACGAGGTCAAGGCCTCGGCGGAAGCCACGGCGAAGGTCGCCGTGGAAGCCAAGGCCCCCGAGGCCGTGACGCCGCCCGCTCCCCCCGTGGACCTGGGCGTGCTCAAGGCCGAGCTGCTCGAGCAGCTGCGGAAGGAGGTCAAGGCCGAAGCCCTCGCGGACATCCGTGCCGACCGTCCCGCCGCTCCGGCGGTCCACGTCGTCGCCAAGCCGGCCGAGACCGACGAGATGCTCGTCGCCTCGATCTGCATGGCCGGCAACCTGCCGGGCGTGGAGAAGCAGTTCGGCGAGCGGACGCTCGAAGCCGCCCACAAGCGGCGGAACATGGGCCTCCAGGAGATGCTCCTCCGTGCGGCGAAGGCGAACGGCTACCAGGGTGACGCCTACAAGCTCACCGACGGCAACCTCCGCGACGTGCTGAAGGCTTCGTTCGGATCGAGCACCCACTCGATCGCCAACGTGGTCGGCACGGCCTACGGCAAGTTCCTCCTCAACGGCTACACCTCGGTGGAGTCGGTGTGGGATCGGATCTCCATGATCCGCCCCGTCTCCGACTTCAAGGCAGTGACCGGCGTTCGCGTGAACGGCGGTTTCGTGTTCGAGGAGGTCGGCCCGGCCGGTGAGCTCAAGTCGGCCGAAGCGACCGACGAGGCTCGTTCGTTCGGTGCGAAGTCCTACGGCCGGATCTCCGCGATCAGCCGTCGGGACATCATCAACGACGACCTCGGTGCTCTGACCGTGGTGCCCACCCGGCTCGGCCGTGGTGCGGCTCTCCGGTTCAACACCAACTTCTGGACCGAGTTCCAGGCGTCCAACGCCACCTACTTCGAGCGGGCCACGGCCGGGGCGGGCAACGCCTTCAGCCTGACCAGCCTGAAGGCGGCGGTGGCGGCCTACCGGAAGGTCAACGACGCGGACGGCAACCCGCTGGGCGTGAATCCGTCGATCCTCCTGCTCCCGCCGGAGCTGGAGATCGCGGGTGCCGAGGCCATGGGCTCGGCCCTGGTTCACGGCACGAGCGGTGCGGCCCCCAGCACGAACGTGCTGGGG